GAGTTGAGAAACTTTTTACTCTTCTCAACTAAAAGTTTTTTTGGTTCGTAAGTTTGTTTGAATACGTCTATGGCGTTGGGACAGATACGCTGGTCCTTCCAACCACCGTCCCCACCATACTTGTATGGTTTTGTTTGAAGGTCTTCGTCAAACCATAGATGTGCGAAGACATCTACATCGTACTCTCCAATTACATTCGCCTTGATTAATTGAGAGACTTCGCTGACAAACCTAGGTTGTCCAGAGAAACATAAAGCAATTCTCATCCTAAAAATTCACTCAGGTTTTCATTATTTCTTGGAATATTTATTGCCTCGCAAGAAGGGAAGGTATTGCTTCTAGCAAAATCATTAACCACTACTCGCTTACAATGCGGCAGTCCCATAACCAGTTGATCGTATGGAATACCATGCCTAGACATTTCTTCCAAAGTGATGTCGCGTAGATGATCTGGACGACTTGTGGTCAGAACAATGTAAGTTTTACCTTCAGCATAGATGTCTTGAAGATACTTGATATTACTTTCAATAGGTTTTCCCTCACCAACGTAAGGTGGAAACTGAATAGATGAGTTAGTAATAATCGTACCATCAATATCAAGGAACAAAGTCCTAAAGTCTTTCTTATATGCTTTCCAAGCTTGTAGTGTTCCCCAGTCCAGATAGCGATTAACTTCAGTTCCACTAAACTTGGAACCCGATAACATCATATCATAGATTACATTACTTACATAACACTCACCTTCCATACCTTGCAGTTTTTCATATGAACTACAGAAGTCCTGAGCGTCAGCAAAACCATATCCACCACAAGAGAATGTAGAACTTACAACGTTTTTTTCTACGATGTTGGTAAGAATACCATTTACATCAAGTTGAATATAACTTTTATTTCTAGCGTTAATATTATCCTCACTATTCAGATCAAAGTATGCAACCTGATTAATAGGTTCAGTTATTTCACATTCATAATAGTTGTCAGAGTCTTTGATAAAGATGAATCCTTCAATCCCCACATCTTTAATAACTTTATAAACGGTTTCAGATTGTGATGATGTCTGTTCGGACAAGTATGTGATGGTGGACTTATCACCAATACCAATCTCTTTCAACTCTCTAATGAGACCTTTGGTAAACTGATACTGCTCTTCATGCTCGTTCAGTACAACAAAACAAACACGGTCAAAGAAGTCCAGGTTCAGACCTGAGATCGCTTCCGTGACCATAAACTTATTTTTCTTTGGATGTGTTAACATCCATTTAGGTCTCATGTTTGGAAAGCGACTAGACTTTCCACCCATAGGAACGACTAAGGTCTTCATATAAATCAGTTTTCTCCACTAGTGTATTCAGTATAATACGGTGCCTATCATCAGTCAAGTAAGGACCTATCCGTAAAAGATTCAACACATCAAGTAGTTTGAACTCAATGGTGTTGAGATGTGAGGAGTATCTCTCCTGAATCTTATTCCAAATGTAGTTATACGTTTGATAGATGCGTAGATTATTGACACCCTGTACCTTGAGACTCCAGTTGTAATATAAGTCTTGTTTCAGTTTGGCAAAGTCAACAAGATAACTATCAATAAAAGAATCAAGAAAGTCTATAAAATATAGTCTGTTTGGGTGAAAGATGATGTTGGCAAAAGTCAAATCACCATGGCAGAAACTGTGAGGTATATGTAAATTAGATACTTTACTCACAAGATATATCATAAAGTCTTTTCTCTGCACGTCAATACTATAGAGTTTTTTCAACACTAATACTTTTGATGTGTCTTGATGATATACTCTTGAAGTCTTGATAAGAAAATCAAAATACCCACATAAAGACTCTACAATATTGTCAATGTCTTTGACACTAGTGTGTGGAAAATATTCATCAAAAGAAAACCCAGAGACATATTCCATATCAAAAGACAGGGGGTCTTCGTTGACATGAATGACTCTAGGTATATCAATATTCTTCAGCACAAAATGAGAGAACAGAGATTGCTTTTTGATCTGCAGTCTCAATCTCTCATCATACTCTTCACCAGAAGAATACTTTCTTAATACATCATCATTGAGTAGTTCTATCTTACAACCAGATAGTCCACTCTTCAAGTTAGTCATACTTGATATTTTGAATTATCTTTTGCTCGGTGAACAATTACTGGATCAAATTTACAGAATGCTTTGAAGCACTCTGGAAATGCAAACTGAGGACCAAGAGTATGAACGTCGTCCTTATTTTCAACAAAGAACTTATTCATCTGACTCTCATCATGCCAGATGGCAATAGTGTCCCTCGTCTCATCATCTTTGGTGCGACGGTCAAGTTCTGCCATCATACCAATTACTTCAGGAACCTTACCACCCCATAGACAACCCTGCCAGTAGGTTGAAATATCGTCGTCCTCTGTGATGGCAGCGCGGGACTTAGGGTTTGTCTCAAAGGCACCTGGATACTGTGTATGAGGGTTCATACCCAAGAAATGACAAGGATGATGAACACCCATGAAAGACTTATCTGTGAAGATATCTTCAGGTTTTACTTCATCAACCAGGATCATATCAGCATCAAGGAACAGGAAGTAATCATACTTCTGAATCTCTTCAGATGCTCTCAACAGGGTAGCAAACCTGTAGAGGGTGATGTATGGCCAAGGAAGATGCTCTTGGTAATATGGAGTGATGTTGTCAGGAATACCCTCCAACTCACCATCAGTAAAAACTAAGTATCCCTTCTCACATCCTGGAGCAAGGTATTTTTCACAAGACTCATGCCAACTAGGAAGAAAGTCAAGATACTTGTTAGTGCCAATGAAGGCAACCGCAAGTTTAGGCATTTTTTACAAAAGTCAAACGACAGACATTCAAGTAAGAGAAGTTTGGAACGTTGAATAGATTCTTTTTACGATTCGTCCAACGACCTACAAGGGAAAGACCTTGCTGTTTTGCCAGAGCGATGATGGCAGATGGTCTCATGAACTCACCAACATCAGTATTCATATTAACATCTGAGGATATAATAACATGACCACCGGGTTTCAGGCAACGGTTAATTTCTCTAAAAATTTTGGTGAACTGCTGCTCACCGTCAGGACACACACCACTCGGTCCACAAAAGTGAGCATAGGCACAGAGGTCAATAAAAACATCAATACTTTCATCTTCCACTGTAGGGAACCAGTCAAAGGCATTTGAATTAACCATCTTGACATTACTACCTTCACAATCATGGTCCAGACGACCACCACAGGAGGGAGAGTCAACACCAGTTACATCATTTCCCCAAGAGTCAATAATGTGAGGAACACATCCTCTAGCACATCCAAGATCTACTACCTTTACACCGTTGTCTGGATATAGTTCTTGAAACCTTTCCAGAACACTAATCCATTTGATGATGGCATCAGTCTTGGTCCACAAATCTTGGTGAGGAAAGTTTTGAGGATATTGCCTCTCTGCCATCACATTTAGTGAATGATCTAAATCACCAAGATTAAACAGTGTATTAGTAATAGTCATTTGATATGAAATTCAGGAAGTGAGTTATACAGTTCAGTAGCATCCTTAAGAATAGAAGTAAATTCGTCCTTCATATCATCTGGGATAAGGTCAATCGTAGAGTTTCTATCCCTCTGAACATACTGCTCCGGAACTTTCTCTTGACCTAGGAAGTCAACGAATATTTCTTTCCCATATTTCCACTGAACGTCTGACTTGACACAGAGAACTGGATATTTGGTCTGCCTTTGCGTCCAGTTGTATATATGCTCGTATGTCATGAACCAGTCTTGACCACCCCTCACATACTCTTCCAGGGAATATTTTTTTACAAACTGCGGATGAACCCGATAGATCTCTTTTGTCTGCGGATGAATCTCTACATTATCAGTCCGCGTAGGATGTAGAGGAAGACCCTTGTTCTCAATATGAGTAACAGGCATATTCCTACGAAAGATAGAGATAATAGATTGAACGGGGTCACCCATCACAAAGATTGCTTTCTCAATCTCCTCATAGACTGGTGGATACAAAGTGTGTTTACACCGACCAAAGTTAATACCTTGGTGGAAATGATCTCGGTTACTTTCAACCCCAAGACCATTGATAATTTTGAATAGTTGACTAGAGGCACAACCACCAATACTATTCAATACTGTTACTTCTTCCATCAGATTACCTTCCAACCTTTACAATATAAGTCTTTCAAATTATGTTTATCATCAGGGAACCACTTCTTTGGAGCAATTACCTTTCCACGATTACCCAACCAAGCTGCCCACCATGAGAATGAAGAGTTGGCAATAATGAAGTCAGAGCACATACTCATCAGACACTGGTCAATATATCCACTCTCATTTTCAGAAATCATAAACCGATCGTCTTGGAAGAGGTCCTGCTCATGACACCAGGCAGGGTCATCGGAGAATACAATAACGGGAACATCATATTCAAATTGTTTCAGTGCCTTCTTGTAGTAAGACATATCAAGGGCACAGTGATTTGGATTTGTAAGATAATCCTGCCTACGAATATGAAGTCCAACAACTTCATCTACTCCAAGACCATCAATCATTTCTTCACAAGGTTGACGAATTTCATCCTTGAATGTGAAGTTACGACGAATCTCCTGTTCTACATTCAGAAAATATTTTTCACTTTGAAAGAATCCCCAGATACTTGTCCAGTCAGGACATCTCTTATGTAACTCTTCATTATAGTGAAAGTTACCCTCAAACATAGTGGGTCTTCCAACATCAATACTTTGAATATTCAGAACTGATGTTGTCTCCATGGTGAAGCAATCAAACAGTTCTGTCCTCAACATCACTCCTGTTCCATCATTAACCTCATCCTGATAGAAAGGAAAGCAATATTCAACACCCGCGTTAGCAGCAATACCACGGAGTGCTGCGTATTGAAACATTTGATTACCAATACGCCCCAATCTTCCCAGATTGTTAAATCCAATCATGACTCAAAAAATAATCGTAAGTTCGCTGAAGACCTTCTTCAATACCAATCTGTGGATACCATCCAGTCTGTTTAATTTTAGTGACATCCATAACCTTACGCAACGTTCCGTTAGGTTTACTGGTATCCCACATTATGGCACCTGTGTAACCGACCACATCTGCGACGATTTCAGCAAGGTTCTTAATAGTTATATCAGTTCCCGTACCCACATTAACAATATTTTGTGGATCATGGTATTCATTCATCAGATGAACACAAGCATCAGCAAGGTCATCCACATACAAGAACTCACGCATCGGAGAACCATCACCCCAGCAAGTTACAGTAGGTTGATTGGTTTCTTTTGCCTCATGGAACTTACGAATAAGACCAGGAATAACATGAGAGTTTTCTGGATGAAAATTGTCTTTCACACCATACAGATTACAAGGCATCGCAGAGATGGCATTGAACCCATACTGTTCGTGATATGACTGACACATCTTGATACCAGCAATCTTAGCGATGGAATAAGCATCATTTGTAGGTTCTAAAGCACCAGTCAGCAACTGTTCTTCTTTGATGGGAACATTCGTGTGCTTAGGGTAAATGCATGACGAACCAAGGAAAAGAAGTTTCTTGGCACCAGTATAGTAAGCAGCATCTATGACATTGGTCTGAATCATCAGATTGTCATAGATGAATTCTGCCTTATGGTTTTGGTTACCAATAATTCCACCAACCTTGGCCGCGGCAAGAAAAACAAAATCAGGTTGATGAATGGCGAACAGATTGTCTACCTGCTCTTTTTCCCTAAGATCACATTCTTTACTGGGAATCATGATCAGATTCTTATATCCCAGTTGACGTAGTTTACGAACAATAGCAGAACCAACAAGACCGTTGTGTCCTGCTATAAAAATTTTAGATTTATTGTCCATAAAGCACCATGTCCTCAATTAGTTCTTTAAATGAAATTTCAGGTTCCCAACCAAGTTTTTCTTTTGCTTTTGTAGCATCACCAAGTAAGGATTCAACTTCAGCAGGGCGGAAATACTTTTCACTGACCTTTACCACAGGACGTTTAGTATTCCAATCATACCCAACTTCATCCATACCTTCACCCATCCACTCAATCTTCATACCAAAGTAATTAGATGCCTTATTAACAAACTCTCTGACAGTATACTGCTCACCTGTAGCAATCACATAATCATCAGGTTCATCTTGCTGAAGCATCAACCACATCGCTCTGGCATAATCTTTAGCGTGTCCCCAGTCTCGCTTGGCATCAAGATTACCAAGATACAAACAATCTTGAAGACCAACAGAGATGCGTGAAAGACCTCTAGTGATCTTGCGGGTTACAAAGGTCTCACCCCGCCGTGGTGATTCATGGTTGAAGAGAATACCAGAACTGGCGTGCATACCATACGATTCACGATAGTTCTTGACAATCCAGAAACCATACAGTTTTGCTACACCGTAAGGAGAGCGTGGATAGAAAGGTGTAGTCTCTGTCTGAGGTGTCTCTTGAACCTCACCATAGAGTTCACTAGTAGATGCCTGATAGATACGCACCTTGTCTTCCATACCAAGAAGACGAACTGCCTCCAGAACACGAAGAGTTCCCAGTCCATCAACATTACCAGTATATTCAGGAGTTTCAAAAGAAACTTTTACATGACTCTGAGCGCCTAGATTATAGATCTCATCTGGTTTAGTTTTCTTAATGACGCCAATGATATTGGTAGCATCAGTCAAATCACCGTAGTGAAGTGTCAGATTAGGATTATCGTAGATATGATCGATACGATGGGTATTAATCAAAGAAGAACGACGGACAATACCATGCACTTCATATCCCTTTTCAAGAAGTAGTTCAGCAAGGTATGATCCGTCTTGTCCCGTAATACCCGTAATCAGGGCAGTTTTCATAATTTGATCCAGCGTTCGTTAGCAAGAGTCCACTCAACAACCTCTGCGATACGCTCTCGGATATCTTGAGGTTCCCAACCCATACGACGCATCTTTTCACCAGAGAGAGCATAGCGAAGGTCATGACCGGGACGAGTAGAGTGGAAATCAACCATCTCATACACAAGATCCTTGCCTTGAACTTCAGCAATAATCCTAGCCAGTTCAAGATTATTCAGTTCTTCAGCACCAACAATATTGAACTTGGGACACTTTGCTCCACCATAGTTTCCATTCTCAACCACAGTATCTTGTGCCAGAAGGAACAACAGTGCGTCTGAGACATCCTCAGCGTGAATGTAATGACGTGCTCCAGGAATAGTCTTAGATTCATCACTATGAATAGTGACAACCTTACCATCACGAATACGTTTGATACACATCGGGATAAACTTCTCTGGATGCTGACGCTGACCAAAGACGTTCATCGTGTGAGTAATGTAAACAGGCAGTCCATAAGTATTTTCAAATGCTACTGCCAGTTCTTCACCACCCGCTTTCGTTGCACTGTAAGGGTTGGTGGAATTGTATCGGTCGTTCTCCAGATAATTGATTCCGTTAGGAGCAGGACCAAAGACTTCATCAGTGCTGAAGTATACAAACCTTTCAAGGTGATCCAGACCACGGGCATAGTCAAGGATGTTGCAGGTTGCTACAACATTATCCATGACAAATTCCATGGGATATTCAATACTACGGTCTACATGAGAACCTGCAGCAAGGTGAAGGATATAATCTACACGTCCAATGTCAGCAGCGATGAGAGGATTGATTGCTGCTTTCAAATCATGAAAGACAACTTTTACACGAGACCGATCTTCAGGGGAAAATTCTGTAAGAATATCTTGAAGACGATTCAGATTACCACTGAAGTCTAACCGATCAAGTGTTACAACTTCCCAATCAGTACCCTTCAGAATTTGCGATATAAGGTGATGAGCGATAAAACCAGCACCACCAGTAACAAGAGCTCTTTTCATGTTGCTGATAATTTACTATAACATTATACCAAAAAAGGATGGTTTATACAACCATCCCCTCAGGTCTACATGCACGCCACTTGCTCTTTGTCCTGAAGCAAGAAACAGGGCGGGAGTATAAAACCCCATCCGCACCACTTGCTTTTGAGAGAAGCAAGAAACTCCAGGGGTCATAAGACCATCCCGACCAGGGCAAATTTAGAGTCGTTCCGGGACTTCAACAGTCTCAAGATCAGCGTAAATCTGCTCCATCAACATTTCATAATCATCTAGAGGTTCTCCTGAAAACACCACTCCATTATTTTCATAGAAGCGGCGCACCTTTTTGAAAAGTTTCGGATTCTTTACATCAAGGAAAATTTCGCCATTAGCAGCAGCACGGAGAGTGCTGATGTCTTTTTTGAATTTTTCAGTCAGTGCCATCGTTGTGTTTGGTTTACCTTTGTATTATAAGGTTTTGACTTTATATAGTCAAGGTGCCAGAGGATCTGGCAATCGGAATGACAGGATTCGAACCTGCGACATCTCGCTCCCAAAGCGAGTGCTCTACCAAACTGAGCTACATTCCGAAGTGGTAGTTCCTATCGCCGCTAACCCTGAACTACCAAGGGGGTCACCGCAGTTGAGTTGTGTCTCAACTCGTTAAGTATAACACTATTTGTGGTGTTTGGCAAATGGTTCCCAGTGTTCCCAACCATATTTGTGAATGAGATGCATACCGATAATGGGAACAAAAACAAGAAAGAACCCCATGACGCCAAGGCACCAAGGGGTTTGCATTACTGATCTAACAAACAGTTGAACGTGTGTCATGATTGTTCGTGACCTTGTTGTTCTGATTCTGGATGTGGTTGTTGCTCTGATTCAGGGTGATTTTGTTGTGTTTGTTCGTGGTTCATCGAAATATGCAGGTAAAGGGCAACCTTTAAACTTGTCTATCTCATTAACGGATGCAACAAACATAGTTGCAACACCAAGACAGAAAGCAAAAAGCATCTGGGGAAAGTTATAGTTTCCCATGTAAGCAGTTGGATCAGGTTCATCATCATGAGGATGAAGATGCTTTGCTACTTCTTTTATTCTTTTTTGTTTTTCTTTTTCTTTGTCATCCATTTCAACCTCGGTATCTACCTGGCCATGTTAGTTGCATCCCAGCAATGAGCAACGAAATGAATGCAAATACAAACAATAAAGTCATGCTGGATAATCCCAATTAGTTATTCTTTCTGTTTTATGAATTGGTCCCCATCCTCCAGTGTATATGAAAGGAACCGTGCGAATCTTGCACTTCTCACCAGTACAAAGAAGATCATCAACAATACGCCACGACTCCATTACTTCATCAGAATGGACGAAGTGAGACTGGTCACAGTTGATAGCATCATGAAGTAGTTTTTCATACCCATCTACTGCTCGGTCTTGGGGATACTCATGGGTGAGAGTGGCACGTTCCAGTTCGTCTGATAACCCAGGGGACTTAATATCCATCCTAATATCAAGATGAGGATTAGGTTGAAGACGCATGACAATACGGTCGTTGATTTCCCCATCATAAAGTTTCAGTGGAGGTGCTTTTAATTTGATAACTACTTCAACGCACCCATAGGGCATCTTCTTGCCCGTCAGGACACGAAAAGGAACGCCTTCCCAACGCCAGTTATCGACGAATAGAGTGCCAGCAACACTGGTAGGAGTACGACTGTTAGGATCAACACCCTCTTCATCACGGTAACCTGCATATTGTCCAAGAATCATGTCCTCCCCTAAACGAGTAGCAGCAAGTACTTTTGTTTTCTCACGCCTAATTTCTTTGGCGCTCATCTTACATGGTGCTTCCATAGCGATCAAAGACAGCACCTGAAGAATATGGTTCTGAAGCATATCTCTTACAGCACCAGCAGTTTCATAATACTGAGCACGTCCATCACACCCTATAGTTTCAGTAGCAAAAATTTGAACTTCGTCTATGTAATTGCGGTTCCATAAAGGTTCCAACAGTATGTTGCTAAACCGAGTAGCGAGAATGTTATTAACAGTATCTTTGCCAAGATAATGGTCAATGCGATAAACTTGTTTCTCGCGTAGATGTCGCTCAACCACAGACTGTAGATGATGAGCAGATTTATAATCGTACCCAAAGGGTTTTTCGATAACCACTCTAGACCTTTCGGGGTCGTCAAGGAGTCCTGCTTCTTTGAGATTGACGATAGCATTCTCATATCGTTCTGGTGGTACGGATAGGAAATAAGTATTATCTTCTAAGTAATCTGGGAGATGTTTCAAACTCTCAACACAATCTAAATCAGCACACTGATAATCTAGATGATGCAAGAACTCCTCAGGATAATCTCCCAAAGACTCTTTCCACTGTTGTGCTGTTGGTTCTCTCCTTGCAGATCCAGTAATTACAAAGTTTTCTGGGAGCAAACCTTTCTCCCAGAGTTTATGAAGTGCTGGTATCAGTTTTCTTTTGCATAGATCTCCAGTAGCACCGAAGATAACTATGCCCCTAGTGAGCGGTTCCGTTTCCATCGTATTTGTCTGAGTCGTAGTATATATTTTCACCTTTTCGTATCCCGAAATATATCGTGGATAGTACAAACGGTATTGAAATCCAGGTGAGTGCATTACCTAACATCATGTCCTCCGAACATTGCTCGCATACCATTTAGAACCTTGGCTGCGAAAGCACCAAGACGGCGCGACTCAAAGCGTGACCACAACGCACTGCTGATAACAGGAGAGGGTACGCCAAGATCCACAGCAGCGTGAACAGTCCAACGACCCTCACCACTGTCTGATACTCCACCATCGAACTTGCTAAGTTCTCTATCGCTGCGTAGAACATCAGCGGTAAGGTCAAGTAACCAAGAACCAACCACACTACCACGACGCCATAACTCAGCCACCTCAGCACAGTCAATATCATATTGATAGTCTGCTGGATTTTCCATCGGAGCAACCTCAGCATCGCCCTCTTTAACGTACTTTGACCCAGCATTAGCTTCATGCAGGATATTAAAGCCTTCGGCGTAGGCTTGCATGATTCCATACTCAACTCCGTTATGAACCATCTTCACAAAGTGTCCAGCACCTGGAGGTCCACAATGGAGCCAACCGTGCTCGGCAGATGTCTCATGGCTGAGAGGATCGGTTCTTGGAGCTCCGCCGATACCTGGTGCGAGTGCCCTAAAGATTGGAGCGCAAACGGATACTGCAAAATTTGCACCCCCAACCATAAGACAGTATCCACGCTCCAAGCCGTAAACACCACCACTAGTACCACAGTCAAGATACGATATGCCCAACTTAGCAAGCCTATCTGCTCTCCTGCGAGAGTCTTTAAAATTGCTATTGCCATGATCAATAATAATATCACCTTCCATACAAAATGGTAGTAACTCATTTAGTGTGTCCTCTACTAATTCTGCTGGAATGACTAATTGAAAGATACCTGGTGATTTACCAACCAGACCATCTTGATTGTGAACTACTTGAACAAGGCTTTCCAAATTAGTGGCAACTCCACTAACATAACCTGCTTCATACGCTTCTTGAGCTTTTGCATAGTTTCTCCTATAACCCCAGACTTCGATGCCTGCTTTCAACATACGGCGAGACATACCCTCGCCCATGCGACCTAATCCAATTAAACCTACTTTCATTTTTGTTCCGATGATACTAATGTTACTGAACTCAAATCACTTACATCCGGTGGAAATGGATCGCGATCTTTTTCTCTGACTGTTAAATGATCAGGATCAATAATCCTCATCGCTTCGTATAATTCTTGTGCGTGATGCAATTCATCATTCATCACGCTGCATATATCTATGTCAGTTTCATCAACCTCCGCCAGATATTTCATGTATGTTTCCATGGCATGAATTTCTATTTCGTAGGAGAGATGGTAAGCAGCGCGAGGAGATACCCAATAATAAACCACGTTGATCCAATAATAGACAAGTACGAGGTGTCTGGCAAAAAAGCGATCAATCCAATAAGCATTACCGCCCCTAGATTCCATGATTTCCAGATGTTCTGTTTCATTTACCGATTGCTCAAAGTGCTGTTTCATCAAATAAATGTGCCACTGTCCACGCAAACCTAACGATTCACGCAAGTGAAGCACACTTAAAAAAGCAAAGTATGGTGCCCGTGCTATCTCCTCAAGTACCCAGAATCTCTGAAAGTGACGACCTTGATATAGGAAGTCTAAGATAGCAACTGTGATGTTTAATGTGATCGTGTTAATTTTCCTCATCATCATCCTCATATAAAGGACATGGTTCTTCAAATAGATGTTCCATTCTAAGTTGTTTGATGCGCTCTCGGAGTCCTTTGTAGAACTCTCTTTTTTCGTCAGCGTTCATTTAGTCTTTAATAGATCTTCTACTTGCTTGCGAGTTTTAGTCATCTTCTGTTTTTCACGGTCAGTATGTTTATATCCATATTTACCATGAAATATAAAATGACCTTGAATAATCATGGTTATTCCAAAAAGGAATAACATAACAACTCCCAACCAATCTATAAATGTGGATGAAGCCATGGCACTACTGGTGGGATAACACCAATAAGTCTTAACAGACCCTCACTAAACAATCCAAGAATAAAAAAACCAACGAACATGCTGATAATTCCAGCGTTACGATTATGCTTTCTTATAGCATCATCAATCATCTCCTGACACTCTTCACGAGTGACATGATGTACTGGTTTTATTTCATCCATCCTGTGAGACATTAGGTAGATTGTCCATCGGGTCAGGTCCTCCCGATACTATAGCACAAGCACGTCTGTAATAGAAATTTTCAGTATTTCCTGACTCTTCAAGAGCTTCCTTTATTCTCACCCAGTTTGCAAATTCGTCGGGGTGCATAGTTCTATTTTGAAATACACTATAGCTATAATAGTTAATTCCTAAAAAGTTGCCACAATATGTTCATCCCATAACATACATTAAGAAAATATGTAATTATTCCGCAGGGGCAGGTGTGTTACCTTCATCTAACCAAGATTGATATTCCTGAAAGTCAGAAGAGTCTGTTCTAGATAACACGACAGAAGTGTTATCATACAAGCGAAAAATCTCATTAGTAGAGATGTGAACGTCATCGTTCATTACTTGTTTAATTTGACGGTATCCAAGTGAAGAAAGAATAGTTGTCATAGTTCTGCGTTAACGGTCCAGGTTGCATCTACAATCACGTAATCAGTACTTGCTGACCTTTGAACTGTAAATCCATGTTTAGTTATATTACCAGCTTGCCAGGTACTACTTGAAGGGTATCCATAGTGAATAGTATTTGTAGCAACTGAGGAGGGTGTATCGCGTTTTTCGATTTTGTAAGTAGCACTGCCGCATGTATTGCCATTGCCCCAATACATACCACCACCACCTCGAACAATTTCGTAATACCGCTGACACCTACGAAGCTCATCACCAAAGATTCTGTGCTCGAAGGGGGTTGCTTGAGCACCACGCTCCAACTGAACACCCGTCACGAAGATGTTATTATTCGTTGAGGAGAAAAAATTTGTTTGGTTACTAGTAGCTCTGTTAACCTGACCACTGCCCCAAGCGCCATTTGTTGATCCATTTGTACTGCTACCAGCCATCAAAGTAATTTGAATTTCTAGACCGGTAACATTGTCGTTGCTTTGCGTTGAAGCATGAGAACTAGTTGTTGTTGCAGGGATATTGATTTCATGTCGAGCCCATGATGTACCAATATTCACTTCTTCAAAGTAATGTCCACCCCCAGACATAACAATACCAGCGCAATACACCCCACTACCTGAAGGAGCCTTCGCGTAGAAGGAAAGAGTAATAGGTATTGCATCTGAAGTGCCAATACCTAGTCCTTTAATGTCTTGCTGCTCTAAACGTGTGTTTATTCCATACTGCTCGTTAGACGCAGGAGTTTCTGTCGTCGTTACTTGCATCTTTAGTGCTTTATCAAATCCGGCTAGGTCAGTAATAGTTTCTTGAGTTGCAGTGGCCCTACCGGCTTGACCAACAGCACTGGCAAAATTCTTCCATCTATCACAAGCCATGTAAGTATCAACTCCAACCCCTGTGACAGTGCCTCTCTGGGCAACCTTCATTCCACCATTTACCACAAGATTTCTCTCACTCAACTCACCATGAGTCGGTAGTTGAACTGCACTAGCAACCTTAACTGAGTCTCCACTCTGTCCTAGATTTAAATCAGAACCTGGTGCTGATATAGTATCAGTCGTTCCGTCTAAACGAATTCCCATTTTGTATAGACTTTTGGATTATTTATATCAACGAATTTCAAAGTTCAATTTACGAACCTTGCGCTTCCTTCTTTGTTCTTGCCACTGAACATCCTCCGAAGAAAGAACATTCTCCTTCTTGCTAGCATAAGAGTTAAGCATAACAACTTGACTCAGATCTACCGCAGATATCTTATCGCCACGAATAGTAGTCATATTTGAGCAACCACAAGAGATTGCTCTACTAGGGTGCCCAATCAACTCCTTACCACAGGAGCGGCACCTTACCTTTATAGTGTCCATGGTATGACGAAATATACGTCTTCATTTTCACTTATTTATAACTTCTTCTTTAAATATATGGACATCCCCTGAACCATGCCACTAAAGACTTTCTAGATCCAGTTTTTACTGGAAGAACTCTATGCCACACATCAGATTGAAAAAATATTGCAACACCTTTTTCTTCTTTAAAACTTATTGTTCTTTTATCTAAATCAGGTGAACCAATTTCTAATTCAAGTTCTCCACCATCATATTCTTCAGGATCAGATAAAAACAAAGTCATACTAATTTTTCTTACACCATAATCAGATGGTTCGCGTTGATCAACATGCCACCCATAATAATCTCCTGGTTTTTCGTATGTAGTGTATTGAAGTTTATCCATTCCTAGAATCTGCAAGTTCCAAGAAGATTCAAGATTTATTTTATGACACATTAAAAAGAAAAAATCTTTTAGATGTTCGTCATCAATCCAACTTATACTAGATTCTCTTATATCCTTACCGCTTGTAGTTCCCCTCTCTAATTTTAAATCCTTTGAGGTAGTTTGAGATAGAACCAAATCCAATTCTTCTGGATGCAGTTTTATCATCATATAAGGAGCACCATATTTCATCACTATTCATAATCTTTTATGGGTGAAGAGGGGATCGAACCCCCGACCGCCTCCGTGTAAAGGAGATGCTCTACCGCTGAGCTATTCACCCTTCTTTTCATATTGTAGCATATACTCTACGGTTTTAGCAACATCTTCCATTGCGTCACGTAGAACTGGGCGTTGTCCTGCTTCCATCCACTTAACATCTTTATCATCAGTGAGTGTCCAACGCCATTGACCCATACTCTTGGAATACCAGAGATTAATTTTCATAAGAAAGGGGACTTACGTCCCCTATTATACTATTCTTATTTAATGGAGTCAACAGCAGCAAGTGCTTTCTGTCGAAGAGACTCTGGGAGAGGTACATATCCCAAAGAATCTGAAAGACCTTGCGACTTTTCACTCAACATATAACGAAGAGTTTCCTTGACTCCAGGAGAGGACTCAGGATAAGCAAGAATCCAAGTCAGGGACACAATGGGATAAGCATTGGCACCTGTGGGATTTGGATCTGCTCCACGAAGTTGATCATCAAGAACGATCTTACTCAAACCAGCAGCAGAAGTTTCTGCATTTGCCTTTACAAAGTTACCAGCACGATTCTGGAGAGAAACCTGTTGGAACTTACCACCGTTTACATAACCATAGTTCAGATAACCAATAGCACCAGGTTGATTCTTGATAGTAGCAGCAACACCACTGTTACCTTTACCACCAACGCCAACTGGCCAAGAGACTGCTTTACCAGTGCCTACCTTTGCTTTCCACTCAGGAGAGAAAGCAGACAGAGAGTTAGTAAATCCTTTGGTTGTTCCAGAACCATCAGAACGCCATACAGCAACAATCTGCTTATCAGCACAACCAAACTCAGACCAGTTGGTGATCTTACCAAGGAAGACATCAGCAAGTTGAGTCTGAGTCATCTTTGCTTCACAACCAGGCATATTATAAGCAGGAACAATAGCACCACCAGTCATAGGAACATGAACCATGGGTAGTTTCTGCTTCTTGTCACTCACAGCACCATCAGAGGCACCGAAGTCAACAGTCTTAGCAGTGTACTGACGGACACCAGCACCACTACCAACTGCTTGATAGTTCACTTGATTTCCAGTTTCTTGAGCAAAAGATGAGAACCATGCATTATAAAGTGGAGCAGGGAATGTAGCACCTGCACCATTCAATTTAAAGGAAGTTTTCTCTGCGCTACCGCAGGCAACCATCAGAGGAGTGGCAGCAGCAACTGCTGCGAGTGCTTTGAGTTTCATTTATCTACTATCAGAACTTGTACTTGGTGCTAACTTCAAACTTCCAATCGCGAGCATCGGATTGACCCCACTTGTGCTCAAACTTTGCCTTAGCAGAGTATGACTCAGTGATGGGAATAGTTGCTCCAACTTCAGCAACAGTGAAGGAATCGCCATCAAAAACTTCTACGCCATCTTTGGCGGAGAGACCACCACCAACTTCAATATAAGGTTTAATACCACTCTCAAGTTTGGTTCCGTAACCAATACGTGCTTGATGAACTGTTTTACTGTATCCATCCTCGTCACCTTTAAATTCGGACTTGGTGGATACGTATGGACCTGCCATTGCGGGGGCGGTAACCGCCAAACCGAGCAGGGCAACTGCGAATGCTTTCATTTGTTTGTGTTTGTAAATTGCTTTGTTTACCTGAATATTATAACAGGATAAGGGCATCCTGTCGTTAACGAAAGGTAAACCGCAGTATATAGAGTAGGTTAATTTAATTTTAACTCTCTCTAAAACCAGGCATAAAAAAAGGGGGTCCCTCGTCAGGAACCCCGTACATCCAGATGTATTATTGTCTATATCAGAAGTTGTACTTGACGCCCAACTTACCACCTACGCCGAGATCATCCATAAACTCATCTTCAGCAGTGATGAAGGAGAGTTCACCATAGACGCCAACAGCATCAGAGACAGGGATGCCAACGCCTGCTTTACCAGAGAAACGAGTGCTGTTCTCAGCACCATCAGCAGCGACGATCGCTGGACCCGCTTGGACGTAGTAGGATGCAGCACCTACTTCGCCTTCATAGCCCAGATGGATGTCTGTAGTCGCCCCGGTGTAATTGTCGCCCGTCCAAGAAGCGTTAGCTTCCACGTTTACGTAGGGACCTGCAAGGGCAGGTGCTGCCATCAAAGGAGCAGCGGCAGCAAGTGCGATTGCGGATTTGAACATTAGTTAGTACCTCGTTATTTTTACTTGTGGAATGGTTACCCACAGATGAAAGGGGAATCGACATCTCCCCGTTGTTACCTTTTGTAATAATTTGACAAAAGGTCTAATATTTATACTAGGTATAAATTCGGATAACTTCGGATATCCGAAAGCGGGAGACGAGATTCGAACTCGCAACAACCTGCTTGGAAGGCAGGGACTCTACCGTTGAGTTACTTCCGCAAGTGGTGGGGGAATATCCCCCGACACATCCTTCACACGGATGAGACTATAATATAACAATCATTTTAGATTGTCAAGCCTACCGACGGACTCGAACCGACGACCTGAGCTTTACAAAAGCCCTGCTCTACCAGCTGAGCTAGGTAGGCAACTCCCCCGGCAGGATTCGAACCTGCGACCAATCGATTAACAGTCGATGGCTCTACCGCTGAGCTACAGAGGATTAGGCGACTCAAGTAGGATTCGAACCTACGACCGACTGCTTAGAAGGCAGTTGCTCTATCCAGCTGAGCTATTGAGTCTTGAATGTATCCAGTATAACGCATTTCTCAAAAACCGTCAAGCTAAATAAAAGCAAACCGAATTATACACATGAAAGCAGGTCTTTTTGCTTTTGCTATGTTATTGATGACTGCTGGTGCATCTCACGCTGGCGGACTCGTTACTAGACACCAGTCAAGTCTTCAGCACACTGTAGACCCGACTAGAACCATCACCTCTAGAACTGCAAACAGTTATTCAATTTCTGGTAGTGGTGTTTCTTTGGATTTAGATGCTGACACCACAGGCAATGACCTGAAAGTTGGTGGATTCAATGAATTTAGCAATGGTGCGGTGTCTTCATGGCATATT